CATATCTAATTACCTAATAACTTTATATTTATAGCTATAGGAACCTATTTACATGAAAAAGAAAGAACTAGTTGAGATCATCAGACTTGTAGTTAAGTCTGAGGTTAAAAAGGCTGTTAAATCGGCTCTCACAGAAGCAAAAAAACAACCCGAAGCCCCTATATCATTAAATGAGGCATTAAGTCAAACAAAAGAGGCCGGGGACTGGAAATCCATGGGAACGTTTGATAGTAAAGATGCTAGAGCCTCATTTGCGGCAATGCAAAATGGAACTTCAAATCCTGGTATGAATGAACTATTATCTAACCCAGCAGTACAAAGGGATGAATCCCTAGAAAAGGCTTTCACCAGAGATTATTCTCAATTGGTAAAAGCAATGAAGAAATAAGTAATTGGCTAGACAGGAACAAAGATATAACCCATTAGATTTCGAACCGGATGTTGCTATCGGGATTGGTCTTCCAATGACCCCTGCTGATGGAGGTAAATACCCAACCCCGAAATCCGACTCATTAGAAACTGCGGAGCAGGAAATTGGCTCGGAGAAATTCACAGGTGGTGTATTCAATTCCACATACACAACTACAGACCAAGTCAAAGCCAACATAAGGAATTTGGTCCTAACCAATCCAGGAGAAAGATTTTACCACCCAACTTTCGGAATAGGTGTCCAAGGTCTATTATTTGAAAACATAACCCCCGAAATTGTATCTAAAGTCTATAGTGCTATTGAGGACCAAATACAAATATGGCTACCATATATAACAATTAAGGATATTGATATTAATTCGGATCGTATAGATAGTAATGAGCTTAGAATTAAAATTGACTATATCATATTTGAAAATGAAACAGATCTTCAAACTGTAGTTGTATTTACATAGAGTAACTTGAATGAACGATAAAGAAGTTAAATATTTAGGAAGAGACTTTGGAGACTTCAGGGAAAGTCTTGTAGATTTTGCAAAGAACTACTTCCCGGACACATATAATGATTTCAATGAAACATCTCCAGGAATGATGTTCATGGAAATGGGAGCTTATGTTGGAGATGTGCTATCATATTATACAGACTATCAACTAAAGGAAAGTTTGTTATCCGCAGCCCAAGAGAGATCTAACATTTTAGACATAGCCAATTCTCTTGGCTACAAAGCCAAAGCTACCAGCCCATCACACACTTCATTAAGCGTATACCTATGGGTACCCGCTACAGGATCTGTTGGGAGTGAAGCTCCGGATATGAGATATGCATTAACAATACCCCAAGGGATGACCGTTTCAGGGGATGAGGCTTCAGTAGAATTTACAACCCTAGAGGATGCTAATTTTGCAGACACAGGGTCTGCCAATACTACTGTCTCGGTGTATAGTTTGGACGGAGGTAATCCTGATGCATTCCTAATAAAAACTAAGGTGAGGGCGGTTTCTGGCACAAGTGCCACGGAGAGAATGTATTTAACAGAAAGAAAGAAGTTTGACAAGTTCAAACTAGCAGCTAATGATGTTATAGCTATTGAATCTGTCACAGATGCTGACGGCAATGTTTGGTATGAAGTTCCCTACCTAGCACAGGATACAATATTCGAACAGGTGGCCAATAAATCTTCGGTAGATCCAACAACATCAGGAGACGCAGCCGTAAACCCATACTTATTAAAATTGAGACGAACAGGAAGACGCTTCACAACCAGAATTAATAAGGATAATTATACGGAGTTGAATTTCGGAGCAGGAGTATCTACATCTCCTGACGACTTAATAGTACCAAACCCATCCACAATTGGAAATGTATTAGAGATTGGAAATGCCGCACAATTAGATGTGTCTTTTGATCCTGCCAATATGATGCAAACTCGGGCTTACGGGCAAGCGCCATCTTCAACTTTAACCATAAAATATCTTAGGGGCGGCGGCATTAGTTCAAACGTTACCTCTGGGGCACTTTCTCAAATAATATCCAACGACATAAATCTAGATGAAGATGGTCTTGTTGAAGAAACAGTTGCTCTGGTGAAAGCTTCAATTGCTGTAACAAATGAGGAACCAGCTACAGGAGGTCGCTCGGCAGAGACCAATGAAGAGATCCGCCAGAATGCTCTAGCAGCTTATGCATCCCAGAATCGTGCAGTTACAAAGGAGGATTATATTTCAAGAGTTTATGCCATGCCTTCCAAATATGGCTCAATAGCAAAAGCTTATGTAGCTCCTGATAGCCATATAAATACTGATGTGCCCATATCAGGCCCCGGAGATACAAACCCTCTTGCATTAAATTTGTATGTGTTGAGCTATGATTCATTAAACAATCTAGCTACTACAAATTTAACTACAATGAAGAACCTCCAGACATATCTAGGTCAATATAGGATCTTAACGGATGGAATCAATATTCGAAATGGGTTTCCAATTAATATTGGCATTGATTTTGAGATTGTGGTACTTCCCAGTTTTAACGGAAAGGAAGTTCTGCTAAATACTATAGATATGGTCAAAAGATATTTTCAAATAGACAAGTGGCAATTCAATCAACCAATAATGATTGGGGATTTAGTAGCTAAGATGAGTATCGTAGAAGGGGTACAAGCAGTAGCCAATATTGAAATCAAAAATAACGCTAGTATAGACTCGGGATATTCTGGTAACTCGTATAACATAGAAACAGCCACAATAAACAATGTGGTATACCCTTCTCAAGATCCATGTATTTTTGAAGTCAAATATCCAGATAAAGATATACGTGGTAAAATTGTAGGATTCTAAATTATGATATATTCAATATTTCCAAAGCACACTACAACAGTGTATGAACGCTATCCAAAGATGAATACATCTAGGGATGAAATACTAGAACTCAACAAAACAGTATCAAGCTCGGAAGTGTCTGGTACATTTAATACCAAGATACTACTTGACTTTGATCTATATAATAATAGTGCATCAATGGTCACAGAGGGAATATTAGCAGGAGCTTACAAGCTAAATTTATATGTGGCTAATGATAATGTCCCAAATAATTCGTTTTCATATGTAATAGGTGATAATGCAGCTCCATGGTCACCTGGTCTTGGGAGATCAACTCACGATCCCAAAACCGAAACAGGAGTTTGCTGGAGTTATCCCTCATCGTCTACATCATTATGGGATGGCAAGGTTTATCCACATTCCCTAGGAGCCCTTACTTCAATTTCTGAATCTGCTAGAATTAAAGATTTAGAAATAGATGTTACTACATTAGTAAAAGCTGTAGAGATAAGTGTTGTAACTGATAAAGGACTACTATTAAGTAGAGCAGCAGCAGACGAAACTGACGGCAGTAAATATGGATTTGTAAATTTCTATTCTGCCGAAACTTCTACTATATATAAACCCCGTTTAGAAATTCATTATGATGATGACACATTTGCTACAGGATCGTTAACTGCATTGGATCTAACCGAGGAATACTATGTATACCAAACCAATAATAGCGGTATGTATAAAATAGATTCAACCCCTAAATTTAGATTCATAGGCCGAGAAAAGTACCCCACCGCAACATACACAGCTTCAACAGCTGCCCTCGTAGAATATCTACCAACATCAAGTTACTATTCTTTAGTCGATGTTCGTACAGGAGAAACAGTAGTTCCATTTGACACAACATACACAAAGATCAGTTGTGATGCAACAGGTAACTTTGCAGATCTAAAATTAAGTGGGCTATACCCAGAAAGGTTATACCAATTCCACTTACGAATCGACCATGATGGAACCTCAGACTACCACGTCTTAGATGATATGTTTAGAGTGTATGAATAATGGGCGCTTCAAGAATCCTAACGGTATCACCACCCCATCTGGAATTAACCCCGACAGGAACGCCAGGGTTCCAGCACCTAGATCTTGATCCATATAAACTTAATGGATCTGCTTCTACATCTATAAAAGTACTAGAAGAAATAACCGACGGTGAATATAAAGATGTGAGTGACGAGTATACTTACGGAATAACATTAACGGACCACGTGCCAGCTGCATCAATGTCACCAACTGTTGGTGCTCATAATTTCTACATCTACCCCACAGCTTCTGCTGCAGACCCTGATGTAACTAGCTTTTACATATCTGATATGTTCGCGTATCTAAATTCCTATAACTTGAACTGGGCAGTATCAACGAACAACATGGAGGAAATAATAAATAGCTTAGAAGCTACATTTACAGCCACTCCAATAGACCAAGACGCTGAACTGGACGAATTAAGGCATGAGCTTAAGACGATGGTCATTCTACCGCCACCACCACCTGACAATATTGAAACGACTTCACCATTATGGGTGGGTCCACCCTCATATACTCCTCATCCTAAGACTTTAGAAGATACGATTAAAGGGGATCCAATATCAGACACCCCTTTAATATATACTGGAGATGATTTGTTAATTACTTTAGATGCGAGAACCATTATGTACAAACCATTAGCCCTTAATGAAATATTAGATCATAAATTTAAGAGTTACTAATGAGCGTCATTAAGAAATACGACATACCAGGAATAGCCAATATACAGAGTAGACATGAGGCGATACATACTATCTTGGCTGAAAAAAGCGAATTCTTTTTTAGATGGCAAATTTTGGTTGGAGATACTATACTAGACAATTCTAAATTGTCTAGTTACATGCCAATCCCTAGTTCTGCTATAAACTTAAGCGAACCTTACAAGCCAACCATAGACTTTAATCTAAAAACCATATTAGAAAGTAGGAATCTACATCCTGGTTCCTACTCATTAAGATTGTATGCTAATCGAATTTGGAAAGAGCATGAAAATCTAAAACAGGTACAGTTCTATATAAAGTCTATTTCACCAAACAAAGACGAAATGGTTCTAGGGGTTCATGACATAGCTCAGACTTCGAGAGCGTGGGGTGAATCAAACGACTTCCAAGGTGCAGTCACCAGAACCCTTTCAGTTGGGCAAGATGGAGGACTATCTACACAACGCCCTGTTTTATCACTAGAGGATGGGTCTGTTGTTAATGTCATAGCCCATAAACTTAAGGATGATAACACGGCGTGGCGATCTGTAGAGCTTGCTGTAAAAACATCAGAGCCTATTCCCAAACAATTAAAACCTGGTTCACTTTTAAAAATAGAAATTGCAGTAATAGAGCCTAGAGAATTTAATTTTATAATTCCTCAACCAGCTTATGTCGAAGATCTCAACATAATGGCTCTTCCTGATTTTACGATTAACTCTGCTACAGCCCAAGGTCCTCTATCTTCAAAATATGAAACCTGGACATCTCTTCTAGGAGATGATGATGATGTAAAAAATAAATTATTAAATGCAACTTTTAGTTCATCAAAGGCAACCTCTGCAGAACTGGGAATAGATTATAGAAAGTATGAGAACTTTGTACACTTCAGCTCTGCTAAAGAGCGGTTGGATAATTTCAAATATAAAATCCAATTGATAGAGTATTATGATTCTCAATCAGCAGTCTTAAGTGCTTCGGCATCTCCAACTGCACAAGTAAATAGGACTCAATTTGTAACCAAAAAGAATGACATAGTATCTAAATTTGATGGCTATGAGGATTATCTATATACAGAATCATCTTCATATGAAAGCGGATCTTATGGGATCTTCAATGCTTCAACCTGGCCAAAAACAAACACGTCAATACCATATACTCTAGCCCATTCCACATCATCAGCCGTTACAGAGTGGTACGCTACCCAATCAGCAACCGCTCTTGACCATGACATAGACAATGCATATAATCTAGAAAAAACCATACCAGCTCACATAAGATTAGACCTTGAAAACGCAAACTATCTGATGTTTGTTAATATGATAGGCCAAAACTTCGATCATGTATACAACTATATTGATCACATGGATATGATCCATGACAGACAAAATGAGCTTCACCTAGGGCTATCCAAAGACTTGGTTTGGGATGTTCTGAAGTCTCTAGGTTGGCATGGTATAAATGGATATAACTTCGAAGACCTATGGGCATATAAATTGGGTACTGATGCTTCTGGTAGTTACCAAACAACTGAGGCATCAAGCTCCCAAATTTACGTGTCTACAGGATCAATTCCAACCGAAGATATTACAAAAGAAGTTTGGTCTCGTACTTTAAACAATCTACCATATCTTCTTAGCACAAAAGGAACGGAAAGATCTGTTAGGGCCTTGGTGAATACTTATGGACTTCCTCCCACAGTTCTACGTATAAAAGAATATGGTGGAACTCCTAAGGAAATGTCAACCAACCAATATATCAAGTATGAGAACTCAGGATACTCTCTTAATTTTGACGGAAGCCAATTTGTAGAAGCTCCTTGGTCAAAGCTAGAAGCCGACAATTATAGCCACATGTCAACAGACAAAGCGCCAGACCTTATTGAGCTAAGATTTAATGCCACCAAACCACAAAGCTCAATTCTAATCCATAGCAGTCACGCCAGATGGGGAATAGAACTAGAAGCCCATCCATCTGCATCTAACACATCTTCGGCATACCATAATCATGGGAGACTATGGATGGGTGCTAGATCTGCTTCAGCTTTATGGACTGCTTCAGCAACGCAATACTATCCACTATTTGATAATGATTGGTGGAACATCCAATTTGGTATAAGCACTACTGACACTTTTAATCTGCATTTGAAAAAGTCGGCCGACCACTCTAATGGTCGAATAACTCATGAAGAAAAAATAGCATGGGATATGGGATCGGGAGGTTATGACGTATATGACGGAAACTGGAATGAAAATCAAAACGTAACAACTCTAACTCTTGGAAATCACGACCCGTTTGATTCAGGAGCTTATGGATGGAAGATGGCTTCAGGTTCCACAGTTGCGGCAGGAACTCTTCCTGGGTTTACTGGAAGTATGCAAGAGTTGAGATACTGGGCATTTTCAGATAATACAATTCTAAGCGACGCGGCATTTGATAATCACGTACTTTCACCACTATCTATTGAAGGTAATACTTATACATCATCATATACAGATCTAGTAGCCAGATGGCCACTAGGATCTACTGGGGCTACTGCTAGTTTATCAACCGCACTTATTTCCTCTTCACATCCAAACCAAAATGTTTCTGCTACTCCATGGACAGGTTCAACCGGTCAGACCATGACATTATCAGGATCTGGATATACTGGCACTTCTGCAGACTGGCAATACGAAGAGGAAACATTCTACACAGTTGTTCCTGAAATTATTGGCACTAGAGCAGTATCAGATAAAATAAGAATTGTCGACGAAACATATTCTGGTAGTCTTTATATGGATAGTTCGGTAGTGTCTAGTTCTATAAATCTATCGGCACCGGACTCACCACTACTTGGAGTATTCTTTTCTCCTAATGACGATATCGACCTTGACATATCCCACACAATAGGCGGAGCGAAGTTCGACGACTTTGTTGGTAACCCAAGGGATGCATATCGAACCTCATATAAGGAATTGGGCCATATCCGAAATCATTATTGGCAAAAATATTTAGCTGCACCTTCATTCACAGCTTACCTTAAGGTACTAAAGTATTTTGATACTTCGTTATTCCTACAGCTCGAATCGCTACTTCCAGCAAGGGCTAATAAGCAAACAGGTTTATTGATAAAACCAAATCTATTGGAAAGACCTACTATAGCAAGAGTATCAGAATCATTCGCAGACTTTACATACGAACAAGTAAAGACTGTCGATCTGAATCCATCATTCAGTACTTATCAACAAGATATTACAGAAGGAGAGCTTAAGACCTATATTGTGAATGGAAGGGACACTCATGTGAGTGCGACCTCTAATCTTCCTAATAGTTTTGATGATTCACTAGCTACTTCTTATGGGATTAGTAACATGGCTTCTGTCGACGTACCAGTTTATGATAGAACAACTGTAAGTAAACGCTACATAACCCAAGCAACAGATGGCACAGACACATCGGTATCAGTTCAAGACTTCGCACCAGCAGGTATTAATAATCATAGATACGCCGGATCAAAATATGGATCTGTCGGAGGTTCTATAGGTGGTGTCATAAACTTAATAAATGACCCTACAGTAACTGGTAAGGGTTTATTCGACGCAAGCACAAATATTAGATGTTCTATTGAAGTTGTTGAGACAAACCCAGTAGAATTAACATCAACTCAAGGTCCATTAACGGCTCTGGGTGATATACAAATTAGATAACCAATATTCAAGATATTTATATATACTAAAGGAGATATTAATGGGATATTTAGACAAATCAACAATAACTGTCGATGCTATATTGACAAAAAGAGGCCGTGAGAAATTAGCAGCCGGAACATTCGACATTACCAAATTTGCATTAGCTGATGATGAGGTTGACTACACACTATGGGATGAAAACCATGGTAAAGGAACAAATTATTATGGTCAAGCAATCGAGAACCTTCCTATGGTGGAAGCAGTCCCCGATGAATCTAAAGTTATGAGGTTCAAACTCATGACACTTGAAAAGAACATCCAAAAACTACCATTCTTAGAAATATCACCTGCCAATGCTACATATACTGTCACTTGGAATGGCAATGGTACAATAACTGCAAAAACATCAACGGCATATTCAGGTGGATCAGCATTCATGGACACTTTCTACAGTGCTATTATATCAGATGGTACTCTCGTTTCATTTGGAGATGAGGATGTTAACACTCTTGAAGGTGGGTCAATATCTAAAAACTTCTTTGTAACAGACGGCAGTGCTAAGATAGAATTTACAGGTAATAACCTAAGTCAAGTAAATGATAAAACTACAACTTTGACAATCGTTGGTAATGCAACAGGTATAACCCAAACTGTTACAATAAGTGTAACAAAGCAACCAGTTTAATAGAGCAATAACATGGCATCAATAACAACAGTAACAGCAGGAAATTCTTCATTTATTGACTTCAATGTGGTTTACAGAGAGGATCAAATCGGTCTAAACAACCAACCTCTTGAAGGGGAAACCCCAGTAGGCGGGGACATTCTTCTAAACCCAGTAGGAGAAAGAATTAATTCTGCAATGTGGGATTCCGGCGATACCATCCTGACGGGATCAGAGATGTACACGTCATCTACCCAATATGGAACATCAGGAGAATATTACCTGGATGTTTATCGAGCAAACCCGGATACGGATTCATCCCAAGTAGCCCAATTCTCATTAGCTTATGGAAACTATAATGGGTATGGAGAAACAGGATTAGAAGGCCAATCCCAAACATTTACCCCAACAAAAGCAATATACACCCAGTATGCTGCTCTATTGGAAGATAAGAATTCTACTGATTCTGACTTTAAATTTGACATATCAGGATCAACAGATTCAATTTATGTTATTAATATTGGCCGGAACCAACTAAAAGAACGTGCAGATTCTGGAAATTGGGAATTAAAGATTTCGGGTTCATCAGGAATACACAGTTTTGTTGATTCCTATGTAGGTACCGGTAGCAATGATCTTGGTGATGGTCCTATCGATATAGTATCTGGTTCTATGGCTGCTGGAGTTTTTGCAACTCCAACCGCTTCTGTATATGGTAAGTTTTATCCAAACTACGGAGTTTTGGTTTTTGACACTGTAAATGTAGATGCCACAGTAGGAACATCAGCTACCGTAGATAAATGGCATTATGATGACACAAGCAATAGCTACACAGCATCCACAGCTATGCAAAAATCAGGTTCTCGTAACTTATTCACTGCAATCCAAGGCGGAGCGTATTTCAAAGCAAGAAGCACAGAGCACCTCCATTCTAGGACCTATTTCTGTAGGATCCCTTCATACGCTGCAAACTTCTCATCCAATCCAACATATATTGATACTACGAAATCTGATGGATCATTCTTACACACATCAATGGTTGGAAATCCAAAGGCTTACATAACTACAGTAGGCCTCTATGATGAGAGTCATGAGCTACTTGCAGTAGCTAAGCTTAGTAAACCTTTATTAAAGTCATTCAGTAGAGAGGCATTGGTAAGAGTACGTTTGGAGTACTAATAAATCATGTCAGGGGCTTTCAAAACTGTAGCTACTAAAAACATAACCCGACACATCGCTCATAAATCTTATGCAATAAGTATAGTTGGTGCTTCGGGTAGTTTTGATGATCTTGAAGTATTTGTATACACCGGAAAAGAAAACACCGGGGAGTATGGTCTTGCTGACACTGCAACCACAAACGGATATAATAGACGAGATATCTATAGTTCTATAAACACAGATTTCTATATCGATCATGGTGCATATAAGGGACAGGTGGACCAAACTCCTTCGGGATCTCTTCGAACGCTTACTGGATCATTAGGGGAGTTTCAGACCATATCGATCCCACATCTAATGATGGGTGATGGCATTAAACCTGGAAGCGTTCAAATCACTTCTGGGAGTCTAAACTATTCTGACGACCTGAATGGAAACCTTTTCCTAGGAGCAACCCAAGAAGGCAATGTATTTTACGAACACGGAATAATAGTTATCCATACTGCATCTCTTGATACCCACGACTGCACTCTTAATTTTAAGAACACCCATGTAATAGAAGAACATGAGTATATGTGTAACGCTACTAAACATGAGTTCAATGCTACTACCAACCATTCAATTGTAAGTTCGAGTGGTGAGATGCATGGCTTTATTAGTTCATCTGCATGGAATCCATATGTAACCTCAGTAGGCTTATATGATGATGTAGGTGATTTACTAGTAGTCGGGAAACTAGGTCAGGCAATAAAGAAATCAGAAAAATATGACACTTCATATGTCATTAGGTTTGATACATAATAAATAATGAGTCATTGGAAGTACAAGGGCAAATCTCTGTCTGAAGTTCCCCAAGGATTTTTCGGTTTTGTATATATAATTACCAATAGTAAAAATGGTAAGAAGTATATTGGCCGGAAGTACTTCGGAACCACAAGAAGAGTTAAAGTGAAGGGCAAGACCCGAAGAAAAGTCGTTAGAAAAGAGTCTGACTGGAGGACTTATGTAGGATCCTCTAAAACTCTTACCTCGGCAATAGAAAAGTTTGGATACGATAATTTTACTTTTGAAATTCTATTCCTAGGGGAAACAAAAGGCCAAGTCAACTACATGGAAGAAAACATCCAACATAAAGCAAATGTGATGATACGGGATGATTATTATAATGATTGTGTAGGTTCTAGGAAGTTCGTCTCTGTTAAGTTTACCGATAGATCAAAAGCATTAATTTTTGAAACAAACCTCCCGAAATAATTTTTTTTCTCGTAGTTATTTCTTATATTGAGAGGGTATGATTAAACAGAAGATAAAGCATATATTAGAGAGTGTTCTTGGACGTGGCCATGATAAGAATCATGGAGATGTATGGTTTAATTGTCCATATTGTCACCACCCAAAGCCCAAACTATCTGTAAACATAATTAATCAGAAATGGCAATGTTGGGTCTGTGGTAAGAAAGGTAGGAAGCTTGTAAACATATTGAAATCTCTTCAGGCATCATACCAGAAGATTAAAGACCTGAATAAGTTAGTCGGTGAGGTAGATAGCTTTAAGACAAGGGATCAACAAACATTTCTAGCGCTCCCATTAGAATATATTCCGATACTAGAAGGTAATATGAGGAGTCCTGATTTTAGAAATGCTGTATCATATCTTAAAAAACGAGGCATTGAGAAGTATGATATTCTCAGACATTCAATAGGCTATTGTGAGTCTGGAGAATATGGTGGCATGATAATAATACCTAGCTATGATAGTTCAGGGGAACTTAATTACTTTACTGCCAGATCGTTTTATGATACTGATTTCAAACATAAGAATCCAAAGGTATCGAAGGATATTATTGGATATGACTTATTAGTTAATTGGGGGGAGCCTATTAATATTGTAGAAGGGCCTTTCGATGCATTGACAGTTGGTGAGAATGCTATTCCTCTATTTGGAAAGATGATTCAAAAAGCTCTTAGGTATAAAATACTACAAAACAAAGTTTCAAGAGTCAATTTATTACTAGATGCAGATGCAAGAGCTAAAGCATTAGAGCATGCAGAATTTCTTATGAATAATAATATAGAAGTTCATATGGTAGATATGGAGGATTCAGACCCAGCAGATCTAGGTCGTTCCAAAGTTTTAGAATTAATATCAAAGTCATCTAAATTGACTTTCGGAAAATTGATGGAGCATAAGCTATATGCAAAAGCTTGATATTGGAATTAGCTCGGTAGAGCAAATACTTCATATTGCAGACATACACATCAGGAATTATAATCGTCATGATGAATATAGAAAAGTATTTAAGGAACTATACAAAGCCGTAGATGATTTACCTAAGAATGCCATAGTATATATTGCAGGAGACCTTGTACATAATAAAATAGATATGTCTCCAGAACTTATTGACTTGACATCTGAATTCCTAAGAGAGCTTGCTGATCGCCGGCCAACTATATTCATTCGTGGCAATCATGATATGAATTTAAATAATAAAAGTCGGATGGATGCACTAAGGCCTATATATGATAGTCTGAAACATCCCAACCTCCACTACCTGGATAAAACTGAAGTTTATGAAACAGCAGACTTATATCTAAGTGTGTTTGATATCGCCGATGAGTCTGAGGATTATACCAAGGCTACTGATATTCCTGATGACAAACTAAAGGTTGCATTTTTTCATGGCGCAGTGGATTCCTCAATGACTGATGGTGGATTCAAGGTCACAAACTTAAATCATGGCATCGGAATGTTCTCTGGGTATGACCTGGTTCTACTCGGGGACATTCACAAACATCAATATTTGGACGTTGACAAAAGGGTTCACTATCCCGGGTCACTAGTCCAACAGAATTTTGGAGAAGCTTATGAAAACCACGGCTATACTATCTGGAACACTACTGACTTGTCTAGCAGCTTTACTCACATCCATAATAATCATGGGTTCTATACCATTGATATTGTTGACGGGGTGCTGCCTAGCATTAAAACAATTCCTAGGTTTCCACGACTAAGAATTAGAACTACAAATACCACCGAGGCAGAACTGAAGACTTTATTAAAGACAGTCAGAAAGAAAGCAACATTCACTGATGCCATGGTTATTAAACTTGATAAGGTTGCTGGTTCAGCTTCGAATAAAACTTCCAAGGCATTAGTAAACAACGTCAGGGATGTTGAGTATCAAAATGAACTCATTGGAGAGTACATAGAAAGAAATTTCAAGGCAGACCCGGCAATAATCGATAGGGTTAAGAATATCAACCGAGGACTTAATAAGAGCTTGACACCAATAGAAATATCTCGAAATATATTTTGGAAAGCTAAGAACTTTGAGTTCTCAAATATGTTTAGTTATGGGTCAGACAATACTATTGATTTTAATAAGGCATCTGGGTTAATGGGATTATTCGCCGCGAACCATTCCGGTAAGTCTGCCATTCTTGATTCCATAGCATTCTGTTTATTTGATAAGTGCAGTAGAACCAAAAAGGCAGAAGATGTTATGAACAACCGTTCTTTAAACTTCTACTGCAAGTTTAATTTTGAAGTAGATGGTGTAGATTTCTTCGTCGAACGAAAAGCAAAAAGAGTGAAGTCTGGAAAGTCAAATGTACGAGTCGACGTTAACTTTTGGATGATAGGTGAGGATGGAAGTAAGATATCTTTGAATGGGGAGCAAAGAAGGGACACCAATAAGAACATCAGGGGTTACGTCGGTAAGTATGAGGATTTCGAATTAACAGCACTCTCAGTCCAAAATGATAATACAGGATTCATAAATAAGTCTCAGACCGAACGAAAGGATCTACTATCCCAATTCATGGATATCACAGTCTTTGAAGAGATTTATGGTTTGGCTAATGAAGAAATCAGAGATGTCCAAGTAGCCCTCAGAGAATTCAAAAAAATGGATTATGACAAGCAGCTTGTAGACGCCGAAGATTCTTTAAAGAAAGCTACAGAGGAGTATGAGGAGGCATCAGCATCAGAGGCAAAGCTCAAGAAAACAATATCAGACCTATCAGATAAAATACTAGATAGATCTAAGGATCTAAGACAGACAATCGATCAAGTTGATATTGATTACCTCCTCGAAAAATCTGGAAGCTTAGTTGAATCCTTAGCAGATAATTATGCACTTTTGAAAACACTAGATGATAAAACAGAAGCCAATAAACAAACCTATTTAGAACTTGCAAATGAAATTGAGCATATAGATTTAGATTCTGTTAATTCCAAAGTGTCTGAGTATTATAGGGCCATATCAGATAAAGATTCTACAGACGTTAAGTTAGAGATACTAATGGCTTCGGCAAAACAAAAGCGCATTTTAGTTCACGAGCTTGAAAATCATTCTTACGATCCTGATTGTCCATATTGCGTTGACAACCCATTTGTTAAACAAGCCCAGCAAGCTAAGATTGACCTGGCATCCGACAAAATAGAAGCAGAGGACTATTCAGAAAAGATCACAAAATTGCAAACCGCGATTGAAGACTTACTGCCACATGTAGAAAATAAATCTCGTTATGATACCTTAAAAGTCCGTCTAGGAGACATAAAGACTAACCAAT